AAATTTAGATGCATTTAATAATTGTTCGTTTGAATATCCAATATTGACATTATTTCTTTTAAGAATAGTGAAAGTTGCGTTGCTAATAAAAGTAAAGTCATAATCTCCATTATAATTATCAGCGCTAACAACATAACATAATACAACAAAACATGTCACAATATGCCATATTGATAAATTTTTTGGTAATAGAAAACCAAGTATTACAATCAATATAAGAAACACATCAATTAATCTAATAAAAATTAATAATAATTTATCAAATGTAGATGATTTATTAAATATATCTATAAAAACTGAATAATAATTATTAATAAAATTACCTAAATATGTTTCTTTTTCTTTTTCAACTACTAAAATATCCATATTATTATATTATATTTAGAAAATAACATTTCTTATTCTACTCTAAATAATACTTTCCTAAACCATAACACAATCAATATCAAAACACAAACATATATCAAATTTCTTACCATTGACCTATTACATATCCCTTCTCCATACATTGTGTCATAATAATCTATAAATTCTTTTCTACTTATTTCCGCTTTGTTTGTTGATATTTTTACCATATTATGCATTATCAGCCACCAATCTATTAATTTATCACGACTTGATAAATCACTGTCCTCTAGTGGATTTAATACTAAATGATTTTTATAATTGTAACTACATTTTTGACAAGGTAATATATTTCCAATAGATTTAAAAAATGATGCAAATTCTTCTTTTTGACTATTTGTAGGATTATCTGGATATGACAATACAACAGAATCTAAAAAAAACCATCCTTTCGGACCCCATATTTGAGGATTTAGATTGTTCCTATTATTTGGTTCATTCATATATATATATTTATATATATATATGAAAATATTTTATCAAATGTTTTATGAATTATTTATTATATCAGTTATAAATAAATTTGTAATCGCATCGTCTTTTGATAATGCATCTATTAATTTTTTATTATATACATGTGGTAGGTGTTCTATAACCCATTTTAATTTAATATTATTTAATATAAATATATTATCATTTTCTGATTTTAAATGAAATATATATTTAATAGGAATAATTGTTGTATCTGTAATTTTAGAAGATGGATAGATGTTTCCAATACTATATATATTATTTTTTGATAAACTATGAAATTGTTTATCAGATGTATCATATATACTGATATTTATTGGGTTTCCATAGAGGAAACATTTTATTATATTTTCCTCTAAAGTTGGTTCTCTATTTATTTTTACATTTTTTTTGAACCAATCAAATTTATCACTATTTATTTTTAATTTATTTATTAAATTAATATACACATTTATCATTTTATAAATTTTGTTATAATCTAAATTTCTATTTAACGCCCATAATATAATTAATTCATATTCTGCTATAGATACATCACCTACTTTTAATTTATCTTTATTCATTTTTTTATATTTTATTTGACCTTTCTTATCGTCCAATATATTTAACTGATCTAATGAACTAATTTTTTTAAATTTACTGTAATCATCTTTTAATATTATATCATATGGACTATTTTCTCCTTTGCTTGTTAATATTTTGTTCTTATATTTTAAATACATCTGTTTGTCTTCATCATATCGTAATTCTATTTTTTTTTCCTCTTTTTCATTTAATGGTTCAAATATTTTATACAAAAATATAAGATCTTTTTGCATTTTGTCAAATATATTAAACAATGTAATTAAATCACCAAAATTATTACTAAATTGAGATAATGGATTTTTTTTTAGATCAAATCTATTTGACCCATCTTTTGGGATCAATGTTTTCATTTCCATTTTGTCTGGTAATGTTAATAGAGCCGCTATTGTTTTACATATTTCTTTTTCTATTCCTAATATTGAACCATATATAAGAGCACCTATACAAATCCTTATCAAAGTTTCATCTTGAACTCCTAAATCTTTGTCAGTAATTTCTAATTGTTCCATAATATTCATTAATTTGTCTGCAAATTCTGTTTTATTGAATACATCATTTGTTGTATCTTTTATTGTTGTATTTAATAATATTATTTTATTTTCTTTTTTAGTCATCACTTTATATATTTTTTTCGTGTAACATAATTGATTAGTATTAAAAATGCTTAGTGATGTATTAAAAAAAATTCCGGTTATCATATTTGAGAATAATAGACTATTTATATTGGTAAATATATGTGTGTTATATTTCTCATTTATTTCTTTGTCATAATACATTCCTGTCATTTTATGTCTAATCCCTAAATTTTCACTTGGATGAATTATATGAAATGAACCATATAGGTCCATTAATGATGTCATATTATAACCAGTCATATATCTATAATGTATTCTATATGATGAATCATTTAATAATTCTATATTTTCTGATAAATAAGGCGAACCTACATATACAAATATATAAGATGAACCATTCAAAAGAGTAAATCTAAAATGATATTTTAAAAGTTCATATATATTTAACCATAAATCTGTATCCCTGTTTTTATTTTCTTTATTAAAATTTTCCGGTTTTACATCATTTATTTTTTTGTCTATATCATATTTTTCAACATCTATTAGATATTTAAAATTATTATTAATATTTTGGTTATATACATAATAATTATATCCAATATTATATATATCATATATTGGATGAATAAAATAGTTTTCATCATTTTTTGAACGCATTAACTTAAAAATATCATCACTAATCCTAGCATTACATATTTGTAATGGCGATTTAATATCTGCTCTAGCACCTTTCTTATACATATACCATACTGTTCCACCTGCAACACGACCCACACGACCTCTACGCTGAATACGACTCATTTCTGATATTTTATTTAAACTTTGGATTGTTTCATCATTAATTGTATCATACACAACTGAATTATAAAATCCAGTGTCAATTACATATCTTAAATTATTAATAGTGATAGATGCTTCTGCAGCATTTGTGGCAACAACAATAACTTGATTGTAAGTCCCTTTTGGAACTTTTCTTGATTCTTTATTTGCAATGTCGTCAAATATATCTAATTTGTTAATATTAAAGTCATCAATCTTTTCAGTATTAGCACCTAACTCTTTATATCTATCTGGTAATTTTGCATAATAAGGTAGAGCTATTACATTGTATGGTAAAATATTATTTAGTTCAATAACAATATTTTTAATTGTATTTTCTGTAACTGAAAAAAATAGTATGTCTCCTACTACTTTTTTACCAATTAGTTCTTTTACTTTATTTATACCTGCTATTTCCGCATCCTCATAATCATCTATATCTTCATCTAAATACATATCTAATACTACATATTGTGTTGATTCACCCGGTGGTGATATATGAATACGACGATCAACTGTATTTCTGTCTAAACTAATTTCATATTCGTCATAATAATAATAATTATTTGCATTATACAATGCCAAAGGAAACATCAAATTATCATTTATTGTTTTATAATAGCGTCTATATATTGGTTCATCTTCTGTCATTGTTGCAGAAATAATTACCAATTTTATTGAATTGTTCCAATATGTCGAATATTTCATTAATGTAAGAATTATATCCATATTTTTATTATGTTCGTGCGACTCATCTATTATCACTATATCATATAAATTTTGTGTGCTATATAATACATCTTTATCACTATTATTGTCTTCATTTTTATTTTTTAATTTTTTCAATATTGGATTTTTATATAATTCTGTTACTAATGAACCATCAGTCATCTCTCTAAAAAAATATTCATTTTTTTGGTTCAGATATGAATCATTCTTACTTTTATATTGAATATATCCATTAAATGTTTGTACTGTGTCATTCAATTCTTTTGAATATTCATTAATCGGAACACCCATGTCTTTTGCCATATTTATCGCATTCGATTTTGTCGGTTCTACACGCGGTTGTGTTGATATTACTTTTCCTTTGTTGTTGAAATTTATCATCTTTAATCCATATAATAATAATTTTGGCACTTGTGATGATTTACCTGCACCTGTCCCACCAGTCACAAATATAACTCTATTATTGATATATCTATGAAAAAAATTTATTTGTGATATCCAGTCCATTGCATAAAAAGTCATCCATCCTTTACCTGTCTGTTTCTCCAAATATTCAAAATAATTAAGAGCTTTTTCATTTTTTTCTCTAATCAATTGACATTTTTCATATGGTTCGCTCGTCAAAAAATATATGCATTTCTTATACTCTTCCACATTTTTTTTATTAAATATATTTTTTTTTGCAGCTGACCTCCTGTTCGCTAGTTTTGACTCATATGTTGTACCTAATAAATTATTATCTGTACATTCTTTATCTGGCACAAACTCATTTAATAATCCTCTGATCCATAAACATTCAAAACATATGTCTATTATATTGCTCTTTATACAATCAAATATATTGTTATTTATTGTACTTATAAATCTATCATTTTTTTTTTTGTATTTTTTCTTTAATATACCACTAATATTGAACCAATTTTTTTTGTCGTCCGAATTATTATTATTTAAATTCATCCCACTTATAAATAATCTTTTATGATTTAATATATTGTCTCTATCATTGTATAAATCTTGTGTTTCATTGCTACTATTTAAACTATGCCAATTGTATTCCCTGTAATTTTCCATCATTGCCACAATTGATCCACCTTCTTTATCTTTCCTTTTCTCTTCATAATAATTCCCATATGTAAATAATAATATGCTCTTTGCCCAGTTATATATATTTTTAAATGTAATTTTATCTTCTTTATCTTCTAAATTTATTTTACAATCTTCTGAAAACTTCGGATATGCTAATTGTTTTGTTATTATTTGATTACCATACCATGTTTGTTTGAATTGATTTATCGTCTCCATTAAATATTTATATAATATTTTTAAATCTAATGAATTCCATGACTCTCTCACATCACTCTCTATTTGTACTCCTTCTTCGTCCGGATCTAACATTTCTATTATTTTCTCATCATTTGTGTCTCCCTTTATCTTTAATTCAATAAATTTTGTGTTTTCTAATTCTGTTTTATTCGTATATTTCCGTTGAATATAATACAATATATTATATACAATCTGTCTAACCACTATATCTGTATTAATTAAAGACGCTAACTCATTTTTATTTTTAGTCCATTCTTTAATTAAATTATTACTTTCTTTTTCGATTAATTCAAATTCGCTATCATTGCCAATATATTCGTCTATTCTTGGAAATTTATCTTTGATATAATCCCAATAATTTAATATTTTTTTATTTTGTGTTTTTGATGAATAATTTTGAGGTATTTCATATATTAACCATTTATAATGTTTTACTCCAAAATATAGTTCATGATGTATCATATTATATATATCTCCACAGGATATTCCCTGATATTTACTTATATATGTATCATCTGAAACAATTGGATTGTACCAATCAAAATTATTTTTTATTCCATCTATCTCAAATACTATATTTTTTAATTCTTTATCATATTTAAACGATTTTTTATATAATGAACTTTCTTTATAGTTCTCTTTTATTGGTCTAATATTCAACCAATTTATATATAATTTATTTGAAACCTGATCTATTGTATTTAATAATATATAATAATTATTGATTATATCAGAAAGTGTTAATTTATATTCAAAATAATTATATTTATCTGCATCTTTAAATGGAATATTCTGAAATGTGTTTATTTCTCTATAAATATCTGAATCTTTCATATATGTGTCGCTAAATGTATCACCATTTAGATCTACTGATCTTATATTTCTATTAAATTGAGTGTTTGTTATCATATATGGATTTCTATCGATCTCTTTATTTGTTTGATTTGTTTTTTCTATGTATCCATTTATTTGCTCTCTCTTCTTGATTGATATATCACTCAAATTAAAAATCTCATGATGTAATGCAAAATTATCACTATCATCAATATATGGTAATAACATGTTAAATATTGCATATATATCACGATTATTATTTTGTTTTAATTGATAGATATATTGATCTGCATTTGATAAATCGAAATTAAAACGGATAGATATAAAATTGATTAGATCATATAATAAATTCATTAATTGGTCAAATTCAGATACATTTAAATTTGTAAGAACTGTTTTTCTAATCACATTTTCAATATATTTTTTAAAATTTATATCTACAAATTTATTCATTATTATTTTACTAATATAAAAATACAAAATATAAATTATTAATTTTCTCTTTTAATATTAAAGTATTAATGTTCCAAATAAATAATAATCTTAAATTAAATATTACACATTTTATTATATTATTAATTATAATTTTATCACTTTTTCTACTCTACAATAAATTATATATAAATTCTTATTATCTTCCTGTCGTTAAATATAAATCTATGAGCCGCAAATATAAACAAGTTATCCTCCAATATCAAAATAAATTAGATGAAGTTCAACAACAATTAGAACAATTACAACAAATGCAACGACCAATATCTATGCCATCTAATCCACCCTTGAGAACTAATGATATACCCCCTAAAGAACATTTTCAACAAAATAATGTTTATGAAGAAGTTAAATCATCATCTAATGGAACATGTTATTATGAACCTGTTCCAGAAAATAAAAAAAATAATGATATGAGTCATCTTATGGATGGATCATTGAGCTCATCTATTGATAAATTATTAAACGATCAACGAAATAACCAAATCTCTAGTGAAATTAATGGTTTTGATACTGTTTGGCGCGGCACATCTTATTCTAATCTTTAATTCCAGCCATAAATTTTGATCTTATTCTCTCCTTATTATTCGCTACTAAAAATTCACTCATTTTCAAATTAAAATCATTTATACAATTATATAAGTTCGTCTCTTCAGTCTCATATAATTGAACTATCTCTTGATATCTTTGCATCATTTCATCCGATGGTATATTTAGATATGTTTTTTTATTGTCATATTTATAATATTCATTATACATTCTCATAATATTCTCATATATGTTTTCTGAAAATACTTTTCTATCATTACATGAACATGTATTACATCCAATATTGTTGATATCACAACTCATTTCACTATCAATTGAACGAACTTTCTTTTTTTTTTCCGAATTACTACTTATAATTAATCCATCTATTTTCAAATCACATATTTCGTTATATTTTTTGTCTAATTCATGTATTAACAAATAATATGATTTAAATTGATGTAATTGTTCTACTAATTTTAAAGAACTAATAAATACATTATCTTTGTAAATATCTAAGTTCATTATTGGATTAACCATATAAACTGTCTGCATTCTTAAATGTTTAATTAGTAGACTATATATTAGATTATCTTTGTTATATGGTTCTTCATTTACAATAATCTGGTTAATATTTGTATATGCCATAAATATATAATATTTATTATTATATATTTATGTATTTTTTTATCATATATAATAATAAGAGTAATGGATTATATTTTAAAACCTAATGATGTTGTTATTAAACGAATTTCTGGACTTGTAAATTTATATTATTTAAATTATAATAATGATGATTACCCATCTGTTATAATATTTGAATATGATAATAGTAATAAAAATAAAACTTGTGACAAATGTGGAATAGATAATGGTTGTTATGAAATATGTGATTTTAATA